CCCTTGTCGATGCCCCTGTCCGCAAGCGCGACGATGTTGTCAGACCACGTTTCCAAGACTTGCTGATTGTGCTTCATGTTTTCCGTCATATCGCGCACCGAAAGTTCAGATTTGTCGTTCATTTTCTTGAACATATCGGTAGCAGAATTGGTATAAACCTCCAACGCCTTCTCCGCGTCCTGTAGCTTGGATTTGTACTCATCCAACGTCAGACCCTGCTTACTCGCGGCAATCGTCATGGCCGCTGTGACTTCTTCCTCGTTTTGGATTTTCTTGCGGGAAAGCTGCTCTTGCAGGTCGTAGGCTTCCTGTAGTTCGTCGCTCAAAGCCTCTGTGCTGTCTGCGATTAGGGCGTTCGCCGCCGCTTGCTTCTCAGCCGCTTCGGTAACCGCTTCGGTTGCATTTTCAAAACTAACAACTAAATCGTCTTGCGTGACGATTAGCTCCGATTCGGTTTCGGACAACTCCTTGACCATGTCGTTGTACGCCTTTTTCTTAATCGTCCCAGCTTCCAACGCCTCGTCCAATTCAATCCGCTGGCGTTGAATTTTGTTGAGATGGTCTTCAACCTCCATCTGCTCTTTGGCAATTTCTACCGCTCGCTCCCGTGCCGCCTGAGCAATAGCCTCCTGCTTCCGAGCTTCCACTAAACTGTAGATTTCGTCAACATTCCGGCTCATGGCATCGGTTTCGGCGTCGTACTCAACGACCGATTCGCCCATCGCTTCATTGAGCATATCGCAATAAGCGGCAAGCTGCCGTTTCTGTTCCGCGGACTTGTTTTCCACCGCCGATAATGCCTTGATTTTGTCCGCAAGGGAGGTGGAAACGGCGGCATCCTGTGCCATGCTGTTGATTTTTTGCTCATACGCCACATTTGTGCCAACGATGGATTCGTTTAACCGATTATTCTCCTCGGTTAATGCTTTTGTCTGCTCTTTCAGGCGTTTTTGCTCCTCAGATTCACGGTTTAGCCACAAAACAAGCACAGTAATCCCCGCCGCCAGAGCCGCAACCCCGGCGATAATCAGCCCGATTGGATTTGCCGCCATAGCCGCATTGAGTAACCACTGCGCCGCTGTAGCGACAGCCGTTGCCGCCGTTTGTACCGTTGTGGCAATCGTCTGCGCCGCAGTCGCGGCGGTCAGCCCCTTCATCATGTTTGTGACCGTCTGTACGATTTGGAAAGCCGCAAACCCCGCCGCCCCTGCGATTAGGTACGGCGCGAGCGACTTCACGACATCAATAATCCCGACTATGACCGCAGTGAACGGTTTCAGTAGCGGCACGGCGTTCCCCAGCCCCTCGGCAAGCCCCTTGACAATATCCGTTCCAGCTTTTACGATGTCGGGCAGCATACGGATAACGCCCTCGACCAGCCCGGTAATCAGCTTGACCCCCGCCTCGGCTATGACTGGCAGAAATTTCAAGACCGCGCCGATTAACTGGTTGATTAAAAACACCGCGCTGTTAACAATAACATTGATGTTGTTTGATATGCCCACGACAACCGCCGTTACAATATCAGCACCGATTCGTACCACTTGCGGTAAAAACTCGCTGATTGTCTGTCCGATTTGTGCGAAAACATCATCAAACGCCCGCGCTAAATCTTGTACAGAGCCTTCGCCACGCAGGAATTTTAATAAAGCGGTACTAATGTCTGAAATGGACGGCAGCATTTGTCCGTAAATCCGTGCCTTGAACTCATTCGCCATTTCCCCGACGGCGATTTGCGTGTTTTCCATGACCGTCTTGACCTGCTGCATCTTCCCCGCATCGGTCTGCGCCAGTGCCTCGTTGACCCCGCCCATGCTCTCGCTGACCATGGTGGTAACGAACTCCACACGCTCCATTTCGGTGGCAGTTTTGAACCACTGCTTCTCGGCATCGGTCAGCTTAAAACCTTGTTTTGCCAGACCGTCTATATTGCCGTCAATCGCTTTTCCGAGGGAGGTTGCCACGTTCCGCGCCTGTTCCGCCGAGGCGTTCGCGCCGTACTGGTAGGCGATGTAATCGTTCATCACGGGGAGCATATCTTCGAGCGATTCCCGCCGTCCAACAAAGGACGCAATCTCAGCCAGCGCAGTCACTTGCGCGGTTTTGGATACCACGCCGACACGCTCTTGCTGCTCGACTAATTTTACAAGACCCTTGACCTCATCGTCCGTGGCATTGGTCATGTTGCGCATCACTTGTGTGAGCAGGGTATGGCTCTGCGCAGCGGCGGTGGCCTTCTCGGAGCTGTCGGAAAGATACCCCTTGACCGCCGCGCCGACAGATTTTACCATGTCGATGATAGCGTTCGCCCCGGCTTTGATGGCATCGGCGGTCAGGGTAGCCTTCAACACCGCACCGAAGATGGAGGTCTCTTTCGCCGCTCCATCCGTCTCGCGCTGGTACAACCCGAGCGACTTCGTGACCCCCGACACAGCTTTTTCCTCGACGTCGGCGGCTTTGCCTGCGGTCTTATGCTCCGCGCCCAATTCGCGCAGTTTTTGCTCTAACGCCTTGGCTTCGGTGCTGTTTTCTCCGTATTCCTTGCGGACTTTGACATATTCGCGGGCAGTTTCCTCGATTTCGCGTCCTAACTCATCGTAACGGTCTGAATTGGATTTTAATGCGGCGTTGTTGTTTTTGAGTTCCCGCTCCATGCCGTTTAACTCGGTTTCGGCTTTGTTTAGCTGGATTTGCCAGTTTTGGGTACGTTTGTCGTTCTCGCCGAAGGAGGTCGCGGCGTTGTCGAGAGCGGCTCGGAGGGTGTCGATTTTGCTCTTCTGTTGGTCGATTTCCTTACGGAGGACAGCGTTTCGGGATGTGAGGGCTTGGACGGATTTGTCGTTGCGGTCGAATTGGGAGGTGGCTAACGCCATCTCGCTACCTAACACTCGAAAAGACTGGTTAATATCACGCAACACAGCCTTAAACTCGCGTTCTCCTTCGATTCCCACACGGATTCCGAATTTATCCATATACCCTCACCCCCAATCTTCTCCAATGATATCGTCAATCGTCAATTCCCTGTGCGGCCGCTCCAACCCGTGCCATTGCTTGTGACAAGCGAATAAATCAAGGAACAACCCAATCGGCATCAGCCAAAAGTCATCGACTACCATGTGCATTTGAACGGTTGCGTAATAGTAAAGCCGGGTGAAGGTCTCGGCATCACTCACCCGGCGGTCTCGTTTTTTGAACCAACACCCTCGCTTTCAGAGAGGATATCCCGCGCCGTCCCTTTGAACATAGCCTCGGTAATCGCGTCCTTATATGAAGCCAATTCCAGCGGCGAAGTGAGAAGTTCCACTTCTTCTTCGGTCAGCAGTTCCTTGGGTGCGTTCTTGTGCCGGAGGTTGTATATAAGGATGGATTGGTTGCATAAAAGTGTAAGTAACCAGACAATTTCGTCCAATGCTTCCTCGAAATGTTCCGATTGCATTAACTTTTGACTAAGGTCTTCCAGACCCCCGTACCGTCCCGCAATAGCTTTCGTGGCGCGTGTCGTGAGAACCATCCGATGCTCAACGCCGCCGATGTTTATGACGGCACTTCTGTCGTTATCCACCGCCGTCACCCCCGCCGAGTGGGTCGGAATTAGCTTGGAAAACCGGCTCATAGACCTGTTCAAACCAACTCGTTATAACAGTCGGTGAAACGCCGGAATCGCCCTCGGTGACCTCTGATTTCCACGGTCTCCGATTGTTGGCATCCGGCTTGTTGCGGCGCATCACGATGCCCTCTACCGTTGGGGTTTGGAAGGAAATGCTGTCCCCTTTGGTCTGCAAATTAGTGGCGGGAATCCCGAATTTTACCCGGTACAGCCACATATAGCGGCTTTTTTCGTTGGCTTTCTGCGCCCGGGAGCCTATCGCCACAGGCATTCCGATGTCCTCACCGGAGGAAATCAGCACACCATTATCGTCAGTTACGCTGCCCGTAAGCTCCTCGGCAACGGTGCGCCCGATGTCGTCCACACCGAGGGACAGCTTGCCGCTTTTGAACTCTTTCACCACTTCTGCGGCAGAATTGTCGGCGTATAGTATCGCTTCGGACAGTTCTATGGATAAATCCGCTTTGATTGCTTTTGCTAATTGCTTGGGCTTTTCGTAGACTTCCGAGCCGTCCGCGCTTTCGGTGATTTTTGCGTAAAATAGGCTGTCAAGACCCACTGTTGCCATGAAAATCAACTCCAATCGTAATGTTTTTGAGCATCTATGCTCACGTTAAAATAGCCGGTATCGTCCTCGCGCTCGATGAATCGGCGGTCGGTGATGGTAAAATCCGCACCCAACAAGGCGCGGACGATTGCGTTTCGGTGCTTGATGTAATTGCCCTTTACGAACAGGGAGAGCCGTACCTCCTGCACATCGACTTGCGGTTGGTTGTCCGCAAAGGTTGCGAAGGTGTCGGTCAGCGGTGTGATTACCACATACGCATCGGGAGGGATGCCGGAGAATATGCCCGTTTCCACGGGCAATCCGCAAGCGGTGATGGTTGCGTTCAGCTCTTCCAACATTGTCATAGGCGGTCAATCTCCTCTCGAAGTGCGTCCTGCATGGCAGAAATTGCCGCTGCCCGTGATTGTGTCCGCGCCGGTTTGAGGAAGGGCTTCGGCGGCTGACCATGTTTGCCATACTCCAAAATATTGGCAAGCATGGCATTTGTAACCTTTCCGCCTTTTCTTGGCTCACGGAAGCCGATTTTTATGTCCCAGCCTGAGCCGTCCCGTGTCAGCTTCGCCGGGGACAAACCCAACGCAGACAGCAGTTCCCCGGTTGAACGTGATTTGTATTTCACACCCCTGCCGATGACCGACTGGAGGTTGCCGCGCACTTTTGCCAGTACAACTTTGCCGCCCGCTTCGAGTACCTTCGGCACAATCTCATCCGTGCGGTCTGCCAACGTAGAGATAGCCTGTAGGAACGATTCAGGCATTTGGATGGTCGCTTTTGCCATTAGGCATCACCGCCTCTGCCAAAATTTCAAGATAGAGTCCGCGCCCGCTTACATCCTCAACGCTGACGATTCGATACCGTTCCCCGCCGCACACTATATATAAGGATGTGTCCACCACCACGCCGGGGATTTTACGGAATCGAAACAACGCAGTCGCGGTGGAAAACGCCGCCCGGTTTTTCCACGCCACGCTCCCGTGACGGTCTTCTTTGTAGGCGCGGATGCGGGCAACAACCGTCTCACCGGGGACGGAGAAACCTTCGGCATCCTTTGCCGGGGTGCTTGATACCAGTGATATAATGCTGTTGAGTTTGATGCTCATAAAACTATGGTCCTATCTAAAGATAGCAACCTATGGGCAGTCGCCCAGACGTTGGCGGCTGCGTGTGTGTTGTCCGCGAAGAAGCCCCCGGTACTGCCGTCCCGCGATTCGTAAAAATGAGACGAAAGCATAATGACGGCTTGCTCGGTGGTTGGTGTCATGTTGTTGCCGCGCTTGGCATAGAAATCCGGCGGCCGATGCTGGTAGGTCTCAGCGTAGGAGACAGCGGCTGCGATGAAGCCGAGTAACAGCTCATCGTCCTCGTTGTGCGTGAGTATGAGGTTGTCCTTTGTGCGTTTGAGAAGTTTTTGCATTTTGACAGTCATAATCTGTTACAACGCTTTCATTTTGAGAACCTTGACGGCTTCAGGTAGAATCAGTTTGCCGTCCACCCGTTGTGTCGCGAGGAAACCCACCTGCCCGGTTACGGCGTACAACTCGTTCAGCCGTTTGAATACGCGCCCCTGTCTGTCCGCCACCCAATAATACCCGAAGTCGCCGAAAGCGATTGCGGCATTTCCGGCTGTAGCGGCGGGGACATAGGTCGAGGTCTTGACCGGACGGTTGAGGATGGTGTCCGGCGTGCCGGCAACAACCGAAGGCTGCCATATGTAATTGCCCGTGCCGTCCCCTGTAAAAAACGCTTCTTCCTCCTTGTTGCCGATGCGCCGTGCAAACTCAGTGGCGATGTAGCTTTCGAGGTTGAACACACTGTCGCTGAGAAGTTCCTCGGAAACTTTGATAATCGTTCCCAATTTGTACGCACCGATGGAGACCTGTCCGAATTTGTCCGTGCTTTCGGGAATTGTGCCCTCCTCGTCAATCCAACTCGCCGTCCCCTTGGATGCTACAACCGGGATTTTACGGTCGCCGGAGGAGGTGGTAATCACCTTGGCAAGGGCGCGGAAAATGTTCTCTTCTCCCAACGACTGTACTAACGTCCGCTCATACTCGTCCGGGACGAGGTAGCCGCCGTCCGCATCCGTGCCGATTTTGAGGGCGTTGTAGACTTCGGGAGCCGGGGATTTTTGCCGCATATTTTGCCAAAACGCGGATTTGTACTCGGAACTGGCATTGCCTGTTTTTTCCTCATCGCCGGGGACAGCGGGACGGTTGGTGATAGGCTGGCTGGTGGCTTTCGCCATTTCAAGGTCGATGACGGCTTGGCGTTCCAGCCGCTCCACCTCTTTGCCGAGAGCGACAACGTCGGCTTCCATTTTGTCGTAGACGGCTGTGTCCTCAGCGGATACAACACCGTCCGTGCCGCGCTTGGAATCGAGGAACGCTTTGGCGGCGTTCCATGCTTTGGCGCGTTTTTCGCGCAGTTCAAGAATCTGGTTCATGTGGGTTTCTCCTTCCAAAATTTTAGTGATACAACAAATTGAGCCGCCTTTCCAGCGACTCAAGCAACGTGACGTTGCATCCATTTGCGCCTGCGGGCGCGGGACGTGGGTTTGCGTTCTGCGGCACTTCTTCAGGATATCCGACAGAAGTTGACGTTCGTTTTTGCGGTAGTTTTCTCAGCAGGGAATTTGTGACCGCTGATCGGCTGAAGATCAAGCCTTCGCCGGAGTTTTGCGGGGATTCGCCGCCCGTGAACAAAACTTTGTCCGCGAAGCCCAGTTCCACCGCTTTGTGCGCGTTCATCCATGTTTCGGCATCCATCATCTCGGACAATTGGGAGCGCGGGAGATCCGTCCGCAGCTGGTAAGCGTTGATGATGGATTCTTTCACCTCATCCAATAACGCCTTTGCGCGGAGCATTTCCACGCCGTCCCCGATGGCCACGGTTGCCGGATTATGGCACATCATCATGGAAACCGGGGACATCAGCACCTCGCCTCCGGCCATAGCGATCACGCTGGCCGCCGACGCCGCGATGCCGTCGATTTTGACCGTGACCGCGCCGGAATACTCCATCAACATGGTGTAAATCTGTGCGGCGGCGAACACATCCCCGCCCGGCGAATTGATCCAAACGGTGATCGGGCCGGAATCAGCCAGCAGCTCGTCCTTGAACAATTTGGGCGTCACCTCATCTCCCCACCAAGTCTCCTGTGCTATGGGGCCGTCGAGGTAGAGGGTTCTCCCGTCCTCGCTTTTCACCCAATTCCAAAATTTTCTCATGTCGCGTCATTGCCTCCTTGTTTGTAGAATTTTCCGGCTTCGGCCAGTTGGGTCATGTTGCCATTGCATAAATATAGATCACCGCCTTCCTCGGCTGTGATTTTGTCCATGTCCTCCAACTCGCGGATATCATTTGCCGACAGCCAGCCGTTCTGCCGCCCGGTTGCGTAGCCGTCCATCCGGCTTTTGTAATCGCCGCGCAACAGACCGTTGACGTTGAATTTGATGAAATAATCCCGCTTTTCCGAGGGCAGAAGTAACGCCTTTTGCATCGCCTGTTCCCAGCGCACCACCCACGGATCAAGGGTATATTTGACAAATTCGAGGGACTGTTGTTCAATGTTGGAAAACGAACTTTTTTCCAAGTCACCGATCATGTGCGGCGGGATTCGGAAGATACGTGCGATTTCGTTTAGCTGGTATTTTCTGGTTTGCAGAAACTGCGCTTGCTCTGGCGGGATGGAAATTTGCTTGTACTTGATGCCTTCCTCCAGCACGGCGATCCGGGAACCGTTGCCGCTTCCGCGATAGATTTCGTTCCAGCCGTCCCGCAGTTTTCCGGGGTCTTTGAGTACGCCGGGATGCTCCAACACACCGCCCGGATTGGCTCCGTTGGCAAAAAATGCCGCTCCGTATTCCTCGGTGGCGAGAGAGATTCCGATGGCATTCTTCGCCATAGCGATGGGCGAGTAGCCGACAAGCCCGTCAAAGCCCAAACCGGGGATGTGCAGGACTTGGTCTGGTCGGAGAGCGGTGTAGCCTTTGTCGGAACGGTACTCGTAAACCAGAACGCCGTTTGGCGTTCTGTCAACCCGCATTTGGTCGGGCATCAGCGGATACAGCCCGATCACTCGCCCCGCGCCGTCCCGGATGATTTGGGCATAAGCGTTGCCATAAACCAATAAATGAGCCATGAGGGTTTCCCTAAATATGAAGGAAGTCATGTCCGGGTTCGGGCAGTCGTGGAGGACATTATATAAGGAGTGGCCGCTGGCTTTCTCTTTACCCATCGCCGTGTATTTGTAGGTGTGCAGGGGGAGGCTGGCGAGGGTTTCAGCCAAAATTCGGACGCAAGCCATGACCGCCGTGGTCTGCATCGCTGTCCTCTCGTTGACGGTTTTCCCAGCCGAGGAGCCGCCGAATAGGAAGCTGAACGCACTGCCGGGGAGCGCGTTGCTAACTCCCGTCCCGCGTCCGCAGACGCCATTGGGTGCAGCGTCACGCTGCTCGCGGGGACGGAACAGGCGGGGTAAGATGCTCATAGTCCGATCAGTCCTCTCTGGTCATAAATGGAAAGTTGGATACTGCCGCCAATGCTGGCGCGGGCAAAGCCCATGACGAGAGCCACCGCGCCGTCGATTTTTTCCGTTGATTTCCTTTTCGACGGCTTGATGTTCCCGGCGGCATCGGTCTCCACGATTAGATTCGCCATGTTCCAATCCAGCACCGGGTGTTTGCCGTGCCGGATTTTGCCTTTCATGACGAATTGGAACAAATCCTTACTCGGCGGTGACATGGAAATATATCCCTGCCCAAACGGGAACACGGTAAAATCATACTCCGCGCCGAGTTCCTCCAAATCGCGGCGGATTTTCTCCGCGCCGTAACGGTCGTAGGCGATCTCCCGGATTCGAAAACGCTGGGTTAATTTTTCTATGAACGCGACGATGTAATCATAATCCACCACGTCTCCTTCGGTGGTGTAGAACACACCCATCTTCTTCCACACGGCGTAGGGAACGTGGTCGCGCCGAGTGCGGAAGTCGATGACATCTTCCGGGAGCCAGTAAAACGGCATAACGGTGTACTTGGTATCGCCGTCCATCGGCGGGAAAACCAAAACGAGCGAGGTTAAGTCCCCGGTGCTGGAAAGGTCGAGTCCGCAGAAGCAGTCCCGGCCTTCGTATTCGCTGTCATCGAAGTCCTCTCCACAAGCATCCCATTTATCCATCGGCATCCAACGCACATCCGAGTTGCACCATTCGTTGAGCCGAAACTGCCGGAAGTGCATCTCTTCAGCGGGGTTTTGTTTGGCTTGCTCGTATGCCGCCTTGACCGTTTCATAGGGGATCGTGACGCCGATGGAGGGGTTCACGCGCCGCCAGACGGCTTCGTCCTCCCAATCGTCGCCCTCCTCGATGCCGAAGACGGCGGGGTAAAACGAGGGGTCTATCTTCGAACCGTCTAGCACGGCCTTTGCCTTTTGGTGGATTTCGTAACAGATGGACGTTTTTTCCCGGCCTGCCGTGGTGATGAGGAAATATAAAGGTTGCCGCCGAGCGTCCCCGGTGTACTTTGTCATGGTATCAAAGAGGTCGCGGGTCTGCTGGGCAAACAACTCATCGAAGATTAACCCCGACACGTTGAAGCCCTGTTTGCTCTTGGTTTCACTTGACAACACACGGTAAAAACTGTTAGTATGTGGGAAGATGATGCGCTTGGTTGACGGCACTAATTTAGATAATTTGCTCAAATCGCCGCATTGTTCTACCATTGCCTTTGCCGTGTTGAATACGATGGACGCTTGGTTAATATCGGTAGCGCACGAGTAGACCTCCGCTCCGGCTTCGCCGTCTGCAAACAGGAGATATAGCGCGATGGCGGCCGCCAGCTCGGACTTGCCGTTCTTCTTGCCGATTTCGACATAGGCGGTGCGGAATTGCCGGGTTCCGTCCGGGTTTACGATGCCGAAAATATCCCGGACAATCTGCTCTTGCCACGGCATCAGCCGGAAGGGCTTCCCATGCCACTCCCCGGTGGTGTGCCGGAGCATGGATATGAAGCTGACGGCAAAGTCTGCACGGCGCGGGTCGTAGCGGGACGTTGGGAGCATGAGCGGGGTCGGGGTGTAGTTATATTTGAACACGGGAAAGCCTCCTTTCGGCGCAAAATAAAAAGACTTCCCAAGAAGCCTTGTCTGTGATATAATGAGGCACAGCCCCCGGCTTGGGGGGTGGCCTCGGCGGTTTATGTAAGGATGAGGTTAGCCGTTGTCGGCGTTTGCAATATCCCAGCCCTTGCGGTCGGTGTAGACGGCGCGGCAAATATCCATGCCATTTCTCCCGCCATCCTTATGTTCGTAGCTGATGCACACTTTTGCCCAATAGAACGGCTCGCTTGTTGTTTTATTCCGGCTTACACGGTGGGCAAAGCTGTGGAAGTAGCATTTTTTCAGTATTGCGGCGAATGGCCCGGTCTGACCGGCGATGTCTTTGGATTGGAAACGAATGAAAACCTCTCCACCTTTGTTGGTTACGATTTCCGGCACGTCAAAGGTGCAGCTTGTGCGGGTAAAGTTGACAATGTGTTCAAACAACTCGGTGAAGTCGAT